AGGATGCGGCCCTCGGCGCGCACCTGCGCCATCTCCATCGCCCAATACGCGCCAAGGATGGCGGCGTTGAACGAGCACAGATACTCCTGATCGAATTGCGCCTTGCCGACATCCTGCCCGTACAGGGCAGTGTACTCCTTCATGGTTTCGGCAAGAGCCGCTGGCGTGAGTGATCCTGTATCATTAACGGTGAGGAGTTCGGAGAACCACTCTGGCGACTGTTGGGCAAACTGAAAAAGTGAGAACGCATGATTGCGTCCTCGGGGAGTAGTGATGAACGCCGCCCAGCCGTTGTTTTCTTCGAGCATGGGCCGGTAGTACGCCCACGCTGATGGGTTCGCCAATGCATACTCCGAAAATACAATACCGGCGACTGAGGCGCCGACTGTGCTGTCGTAAGTGTCGGAGCCAATGACCTGCCACGTTGAACCGTTAACGAAGCGGATGAACATTTCATTGTCATTGGTATTAGCGCGGAGTGCGAGCGGGAATGCTTCATCGATGCGCCTCTTGCCAGTGTGTGGATTGATTGCGGTCCAGATCGCCTTGCGACCCTGATTGTATTCCGGCAAGCAGTGCCAGTAGTTACCGACACGCTCAAACGCCGCAACAGCAGTGTGATGCAAGCAGACTTCATCCTTGCCCGCCCGACGGTGCCATACCGCCATCGCTCGCTTGCCGCCACGCGCAAGATGCCGCCACAGCTTCCGCTGATGAGGACGCGGCTTCCAGCCATTAAACGGCAGGTCGAGTTTAATCTTTGCCATCGATCATCTTCCTGATGATGATCTCGATCGGCCCATCGTTCTCGCCGCTGATTGTCTGGTGCGGCTTGCCCCAGCCGCGATCCATCAGCGAGTTGGCGCAATACGCTCGCACTGCATCTTTGTCGGCGCTCTTCATCAAGCCACCAAGCGTGCGAATAGCTTGAGTGGTGTAACCTCTCGCCAACGACCTTATATCGGTTGGTATTCTTTTTCTCGGCAAGTACTTACGGGGTAGACTACCCCCCTCTATTAAATCTTGTTCCCCGGCCCAGCCACCATCAGCAGCCGCTCCTTCACCTCCGCAAGTTCGTTGCGTAGCTGCTCGACCGTGGCCTGCAACCGATCGAGCCTGTCGTACATCGGGGCCTCCACCTTAGGCCCGCCGCCCGGTGGATTGTCTGGATTATAACCGGGATTGATGTTGCGGTACTGCTCGGCAACCATGCTGACGATTTTCATGTTTGACACGGCGCTTGCACCCAAACGCGAAGAGGGCGCGTGGCGCCCGAATGCCGGACACTACGCGCCCTCCTGATTTGCAGCAAGTCAGGATATCATTTGTCACCCGGCATACTGTCGTTCCCAGCCAAGGTGCCTAGTATCGACATGATGGTCCAAAAGATAATCAAGGCCATAACCCACGACATCGCTAGTCCCCTTCCCATTTTGGCACCACCGGCTTCTCACCATGCGCCACCAGCGATCGCAGCAGCAGCGCTGCCGACGCGGGGACCACGGCCTGACCCTTCACCATGCGGCGCACGGTGCGAAGGCTCACACCTATGTACCGCCCGGCCCCGGCTTGGCTCATGCCCAGTTGCTTGACGATGCGCTTGAATTGCAGCGGGGTGAGCGTGCGCTCGTGCTGCCAGTTATTGACCACATGACCCTCCTGTTTATGACCGCTCGCATATAGCGCCTTACTGACACCGCTGTCAACAAGGCCTTTTGCAGGGTGTTTTAGCCCTATTGACACCGGGGTCAGAATGGCATCATATAGGGCATCGAAACAGAGGAGCCATCACCATGCGTTACAACATCCTGTCTGGAATGAACTACCAAGAGCGTCAGGCCTACCGCGAGAGCCGCAAGGCTGAGATCGCGAAAGAAAAATCCCGCAAGCAGGAACGCGCCATGACCTGCCAGTGCTGCGGTCGGCAGATTTTCGCCCAGACCGGCACCATCGCGCACCACGGCTACGAGCGCCCCGGCTACGGCTGGCAGACCGCCTCCTGCATGGGCGCCAAGTACCTGCCGTTCGAGGTCGATCGCGCCCGCCTCGCCGACCTGATCGTGTCGCTCCAGCAGATGATCGACGACACCGCAAAGGTGATCGTCAGCATCAAGGCCGAAAAAGTGAAGCTGGCATTCTCGGTCGATACCGCATGCGAGCCATACTTCGAGGGCACCTACGGGCGCCACCAGAAGTTCTCCAAGCCCGTCACGGAGTTCTTCAGCCGCAGCGAGTTCGAGGCGCTCGTCGTCGAAGGCGATCGCGAGGGCGATCTCAATCAGGCGCACCGCAAAGCCTGTGCCGACGCCCTCCACACCAACGCCCGCGCCCCGATCGAGCCGAAGGCCGTGCAGGTCTACCGCGCCAGCGCCTACCGCAGCTACGACGACATGAAAGCGGCGGCGCTGCGCGAGCAGGAGGGACGTCTGGCGGCGCTGAAGGCCGACCTCGAACTCTCGGAAGCCCGCTTCGCTGGCTGGAAGCAGACCCACACCAGCTTCGACAAGAAAACCAAGGAATGGCGGGTCAGGGGCTGAGCATCACCGGGCCATCTTGACATCAGTGTCCAGATGGCCCATTACTTTTTTTGTCCATCACAGAGGAGTACGGACATGACCAAGAATAATCTCGTTGCCACCATCGACGCCCTCGGCGAACTGAAGGCGCAGATCGCGGCGCTCGAACTGAAAGAAAAGGAACTGAAAAAGGCGCTCGGCGACCTCAAGCCCGGCGCCTACGAAGGCGAACTGTTCCGCCTCTCGATCTCGGAGACTGAACGTGAGACCCTCGACATGAAGGCGGTGCGCGAGAAGCTGTCGCCGCAGTGGATGCGGGCGCACACCAACGTCACCAACGTCCGCACGCTGCGCGTGTCGGCTCGCAACGGAGATGTCGAATGACCCTCCCACCCCTCGTCATGCCGCAGATCAGCATCAACGGCACCAACAAGACTGAACTGGTCAGCCAGCAACTCGCCATCGTCGGCGCGTTGCGGCTGGTGCAGGAGGCCATGAGCGAAGCTACCCCCAATGGCCGCGACTACCAGCACCGCCCGCACGAATACCAAGCCGCCCGTGACGCTTGGGTCGAGCGTCAGGCCCTGATCGCCAACCTGCGGCGCGAGATCGAGCACCACGCGGAGGCCATCGACGCCCTACCCCGCTAACGGGCAATCTTGATCTCGTCATCGAACTCGGTGTCAAACCCGGTGGGCCGGTCGATCTTGCGCAATGGATCGTCCGGCAGCACCGATCGTATCACCTGCGCCCCCGGCCATACCGTTTTCACCTTCGCCACGAGGCTATGGCCGCTCAGGATGCGCCCGATCTCCTCATGGGTATAGATCGTAACCTGCCGCCCCTCCGCCTGCACCAGCGAGGCCCTAATGGCGTCTGGAACTATCGCCGCCACCGTGCCGTCATCCAGCCCCACCTCGATAACCTCACGCTCCAGCCGCTTGGCGCCAGCCGCTAGCGCCATCTTGTTGCACGCCATCCAACCCGCGATCATGCGGGTGCTTTCGCGCCGCACCTCTTCGAGGTCGCCGTTGCTGATAGCCTTGCTGAACAGGTAGCGCTGCCTGTCGAACTTCTCCCTCACCTCCGGCGGCACCAAGAGCCTGAGCCTGTCGACACCCCAGTAGCGCTCCATCTCGACCGCCACCGCATCAGCGCCGTCGATGAAGCCCCTACCCGCGATGTAGGTACCGTGACTGCGGTCCCAGCGGTCAGGGTTCGTCACCTCCCTGATCTCGGTCGTCAGCTTCTTTACCCTTTTCGCCATGCCAGTCCCTCCCGTTGCTCCAAAAAAACCCCCCACACCCCCCAAGAGTACGGGTGCGGTACGGTACGACAGTAAACAGTCGTCCGTACCTGAAACGTACCACGAGGATTTATGAGTATTTTCATAAGGTTGATTTCAATTCGTTCCGAAACGTACCGTCGTACCAAACCGCCGGTACGGCGACTGAAATCGTACCGCCGTTTTTTGCGGTTCGGTACGATGGAACTTTAGTCATCGTCGTCGTCCTTTTCCCACTTCACCCCGGCGATCTTGCAGCCCTTTTTGGTCAGCCGGTACTTCGAGCCGCGATACTTGAACACCAGCTTGCTGGCTTTCAGCCGCTCGACAATGCGCTGCACCTTCGACTTGTAGGGCCGTCCGTCCGGCAGCGTGAACATTGCCAGCTTGGCAAGTTCAGTGAAGCTGGAGTTTTTATAACCGTGGATCAGCTTCAGCACCGTATCTTCGTCAGCTTCCGCCGTCTGGAGCCGCCGCTCGGCCCCGGCCTCGGTGATGGGCACCGCCACAACCGAAGGCATGCACCGGCCCTTGCTGTCCTTGACCGTGTCGCTGGTTGCCGTCCGCAACTCGAACTCCAGTTGCTCGAACGGGGAGCCGCGCCACTTGGCGCCATGCGGGTTGAGCGCGCAGGTCTTTTCCTCCGACCAGAGCGTCAGATTGCCGTCCACCTCGTTGATGAAGTTGGAGCCGCCCAGCGGGATCAGGTTGTCGGCTGTCGCGTTCTTCACCGGGTGGCAGTTGACCAGCACAGCCGGGTTACCGGGTAGCGCGATCAGCCGCCGCAGCACCTGCGCGAACAGGCCCTGCTGGGCGTTGCTGTTGCTGTCGTCGCCGCGAAAGTACGCCGTCGCCGTGTCCACTACGATGAGCGCCAGATCGCCTATTTTCGTCGCCTCCTCGATGATCTTCGGCATGCTGACCGCGATGTCGATGACGCCATCCACGAAGTAGAACGGCACCGCCTCCGGGTCGAACTTCTCGTGATCGGCGAGAACCTTGTAGCGGGCGCGGACGTCCTGCGCGTTCTCACCGGCGAGGAACAGCACCCTGCCGGGCGCCACCTCGTAACCGTGGAACGGCACGCCGCGCGCCACGGTGGACGCCATCAGCATGGCGACGGCAGTCTTGCCGTGGCCGGTGCGGGCGGTGAGTGCGTAGAGGTAGCTTTTCTGGATCAGCTTATCGATCAGGTAGTCGGGCGGCACGAAGCCGCGCAGGAACTGCGCCGACGTTTGCAGCAGCGGCAGCGCCTCGCCGGTTGCCGGGTCGATCTTGGGCTGCGAAACGAAATCGTCGTTTAGGTCGGGCCTTGACTTTGGATTGGGCCGCGCCGCCTCGACTTTCATCTTGGCCGACCCCCAGCGCCGCATGGCGGCGCGCCACTTGCCCTCGAAGGCCGTCCGGCCACGGCGCTCCTGCTCCAGCCCGACCCGCTTGCTGACGTTCTCGATGCGGCAACCGACCCGGCGCTCGTAGTCCTCGTAGGCGGCAGTGGCGAGCGCCTCAAGCTGGTAGCGCGGCGGCAAGATGGGCGCCATGCGGTACATCTCCAGAATGTGGCGCCAGACCACGCTCCGCATCACCGCCTCGCGACCGTCCTGCACGTTGCCGAAGGCGTCGTATTCGCTCTCCGGTGAGGCCGTGCGCGTCCCGTCGCCCTG